ACCTCCACCTGAACCACCTGCAGTGCCAGGTCTAGGTTGTGGAGTACCAGTTTGTCCTCCTGCTGCTCCACCTCCTGCGGATGTAATTGTTGAAAAAGTTGAATTACCACCTGATCCTGAGTTATTACCTGAAGGAGTTCCACCAGGTCCACCTCCACCAACTGTTATTGGAAAATCTGTTGCTGTGACTGTAATTCTGTTTGGTGCAGATGGATAACCATCTAAAGGACTTGCAGTATAAGGGGTAGCAGGGCTTTTAGTTTCTCTGTATCCTCCTGCACCACCTCCACCACCACCTTCTGAAACTGCTCCACTTCCACCGCCACCACCGCCTGCAACTACCACATAAGAAACTAAATTATTAGCAGCGGTAGTTGCTACAGAACAAACGGTAAAAGTTCCTGGTCCTGTAAATGTATGTATTTTACAATTCCCTGAAGTTGTTATTGTTCCACCTGTTGCTACCATATAAGCTTCACCAGAAAAAGTTGATGAATCATCTTGTGTTGCTAACCATCCTTGAGTTGCATCTACATAAACTAAAAATATTGAAGCACCAGCAGTTTCTACGATAATATTTGAAGAACTACCCCCATTGATAGGAGATCCACCTCTATCAATTGTTAAATTAGCTGTTGAAAAATTATTATTATAATCTTTAAGACCTACAATATCACCTGCACTTGGAGATGATGGTAGTGTTAAAGTAAAAGCTCCACTTGCTGCTGTGTCACAAAAATATCCTTCTCCTGACACTGCAGTAAAGTTAGATGTTTTTTTAGTTGTTACCCAGTTTACAGTTCCTGTTCTCCCAAACCCTGATTGAGATGCACCTGATGCAAGAGTAACGGTATCGCCACTTGCACCAATAGTAATTGTATTACTATTTTCATTGATAATATTATTACCGTCTTGATCCTGAATATTGTCTACTTTAATTGTACTTGTCATAATTATTGAAATTTATACCTTATTATTACTATACCAGAGCCGCCATTTTTACCTTGACCTGGATGTGCAGCACCGCCACCACCACCTGTATTGGTTCCTCCAGCAGAACCTCCTGTTCCAGTGTGTCCTCCGTCACCTCCCCCACCAAGTCCACCAGAACCACCTGGTCTTGGAGTATTATCAGAATAACCACCACCTCCACCAGCATAAGATGTAGGAGTCGCTGAAATTGAAGTTGTTGCACCAGCACCTCCGTCACCTCCTTTAGGTGTACAAGAACCTGAAGGTTGACCTACTGCAGTAGCACCACCTCCACCACCTCCTATTTGAAAAACACCAGGATTATGGTATGCAGTTCCACCATCATTACCTTGTGGTGGACTTACTGGTGGAGTATTTCCTGACCCTGCGGTACCACCACCTGATGGATTTTTTGGAGCACTACCTCCTCCAGAACCACCATCATTTCCTGCTTGACCAGTCAGTTCACCACTACCGGCTCCACCTCCACCTGCAGATGTTATTGTTGAAAAAATCGAATTTGCTCCATTACTTCCAGCTGTAGCTGGAGCAGGGCCTCCACCACCTCCTCCACCGACCGTAATTGGATAATCTTGAGCTGTAACTGGTAAAGCTGAAACACCAGATCCTAAAGGAGAAGCTGAATAACAACCACTTGCTGTACCAGAAGATTCTCTATAACCTCCACCACCTCCTCCAGAAGAATAATAACCTCCACCACCTCCACCAGCGACTACTAAATAATCAACTGTATCTGATCCAGATGGTGATCCACTATTTGTTACTGTAAAAGTTCCCGGGCTTGTAAAGGTATGAATTTTAAAATCTCCAGAAGTTGTTACTGTACCACCAGTTGCTGCTACAAAAGGTGGTTGACCAGCTTTAGTAAAATCATTATCTTGTACAGATCTCCAACCAACTGTTGCATCTATATAAACAAAAGTTACACCTCTTCCTTCAGTATTTAGTGTAACTGCTTCACCAGCAACACCACCATTAATTTTTTCTGATCCATTTGGATCAACTGTCAAAGAATTTGTATCAAATGTATTATTATAATCTTGTATTGAAACAATAGCACCAGCACTTCCTGCTGGTAAATCTACTTCAAAACTACCGGATGTTGTATTACAAAAATACCCTTCTCCACTAACTGCAGTAAAAGTTGCTGTTTTAATACTACCTGTTTGCCAATCAACAGTGCCAGTTCTTCCAAAACCAGATTGACTAGCACCACACGCTAAAGTAACTGTGTCACCAGAAGCACCTAGTGTTAAAGTAGTTCCGCATTGTGGTTCGATTGCATTTACTTCTATCTTACTCATTAAATTATTACCAATGTCCCTGTTATAGTTTGTGTTCCAGTAACAGTTACTGGTCCTGCTAACACACCTGAATCTAACGTTTGATCTTCATTTAAAGTAGAGGCATGAGTTACAACAAATCCTGTTGCTGTCATCACAGGTGATACAGTTCTTTTTGCAGGTAATGTACAAAATACATTTTTAGTTCCCGCTGAAAAGTCTACTGCGCTATCACTATTAGAGGATGTTATAATTGTATCTCTTGATAAAGTATCAGTTGCAGCATCGGTTACTGTACCAATACCAACCTCCCACTGACCAGCTGAATTTAATTCAATTGCATAGTAAGTTGTATTACCGGTTCCAATTCCTGCAACGAAACCTTCATAGCCAGTTTCTGCACCAGCTAAATTAATAGTTCCAGTTCCAGTAGTTGTACTAGTTTCTTTAACTCTATCGTTAATTACTAAAGCCATTTCTACTCCAAAATTTTATTACGCGTCGCCAAGTCTAATGATTGCATTAGATGAATCAGCAGTTGGAAACTGAATAACGAAATCACCGTTAGTCGCTGTTTTTGTTCCGCCGAAATCTAAAACTAATACTGCTTCATTAGAAGTTCCTTTATAAATCAGAGCGCCCACTGCTGATAACGTTACAGAACTAAAAGTAGAATCTGCAAAGTCAACGTATGCAATGTTACTTGATACTGCAACACCATTATTAGTTAAAGTATTTCCGCCAGCTGTATAGTTTGTACCAGATGAAGAAACTTCATTAGTAGTTGTATAAGCTGTGCTTGAAGTACTGAAACCAGATATGTCAGTGTAAAGTGCAAGTTTGAAAGTTGATCCACCAGAGGAATCAAAATCAAACACACCACCAAGTAGGTCTGTTTTAAAAGAGTCAGGTACTATATTAGCCATTTATTTATCTCCTTAAATTATGATGGTGATTCAGATTTAAGTGGTGTTCGAAGGGCCCCATCTTGCCATTCGTCCCGGCGTCTACGACCTTGTTGTTCGATCGCGTACGATTGTAAAGCTTTGTTAAAAGATCCTTCATAGTATTGTAACATATCTGCAGGACCTTTCAAGTATCCATATGCTTCTACCAGACATCCGTACAAAAGTAAATCCTGATATTTATTACTTGTATAAGTACCTTGTGTGCTCCCTGGTGAAGCGGTTATTGAATCTGGTTGCTTTGTATAAGCTAAAGTAATCAAATAAGTGCTATCTGGAGTAGGTGATACTACCCAATAATTAGCATCCCAGTTACCATAATATTTAGGTAAACCTGATTGAGTTCCTGGTGTATCATAATATTCTGCCATAAAAGATGTGTCTCTTTTTTCTAAAAATACTTGATTACCAGATGAATCAGTTAATTGAGCATATCTTATAAATCTTAAATCAGATGGAATAGTTACATATCTATTTCCAGCTTGTAAATTTGATGTAGCATAAAATCTATTATCATCAGAATCTACTTCTCTATAAATTCTATTTTCTGCATTTTTAATTATTGTATTTAGAATACCTGTATTTAAAACAGAATCATCTACTTCTGTATAATTTCTAATATCATCTTGTAAGTTTGCTAAAGTGTAAGCCATTATGGTGTAAGTGTTACTGGACCAGCGGTCACTAACATTCCTCCTGAATTTTCCGTTACAGTTGCATTGCTTCCACAATCGAAACTATAACTATTTGTATCAATAACTGTTATACTAAATCCTGAGCCATTTTCAAATAAAGAATACACCAAACCTCCTGGACTTCCATCTACATTTCTAAAAACTATAGTATCATTTGTTGATCTTCCGTGTGAAAGTTCTGTAACTGTTACAATACTTGACCCTGAAGTTAAACTAAAAGGATTACCATTTAATAAATTTTCTGTAGCAGGTTCAACTCTTGCAGGTCTTGCATGTTGTAAACCTTGTGGATCAGCTACAGCTGGTTTAGGTTCTAATTGAGGTTGCTTTGGTTCAAATTCTGAAACATGAACACGTGAGCCATTCCATTCAACAACCATTTCTTTATATGGAAAAGCCATACCAGAACGATCTGAAATAAATTGTGCATATTTTCCGTTTGATTTAGACATTTGGATAATAAGTTTTTGGAGTTATAAATGTACTTGATGAAGAACCATCTTCCTCTAAAGCTCTTTTTAATTCATCTTCATACAACATTTTTAACATTTGAATTCTATCTGGTGCATCTTTAACTGCTAAATAATACGCAAGTCCTGCTACCATACAAGGTACGAATCTATATGGTACATCTGCTTCATTAGAATAAGCTCCGGCATCCTGAATCCGGCTGACATAATAATAATTTAACAGGTTTCCGGCTTCAGTGGATCCTGGAGTTAAATACAAAGTGATAGTTACTTTATCTATAAATCTTTGTACAAAATATTGTGTTGGAGTTCCTTCTTGTGTTTTAGAAGATAGACCTTGATAATTTGATCTATTAATTTTAGTTAAAGAAAAATCAACATTAGAAGAATTTCTATAACTTGCTTCTAATATATCATCTACACCATATACTGCTGTCGCATCAGAAGTACCGTCTGCAGTGGATCTATACATTGTGTACTCTGCTTGACCATCAACTAATGTAATTGAATTATTTTTTACTTCCCAAAAATGAAGACCTCTGTTGCCCCATTCTTGAAACATTATGTTTAAAGAACGTCTTGCAGTTTTTAATTGATGACCTGAAACACCTTTTATTCCAATTCTTTCATAAGCTTCTTCAACTATATCTGATATAGAAAAACCTGATTCAAAAATTGTAGTTCCGGAAGTTGCCATTCAGCCTCCTACTTATCTATAAGTAATGTTGCGCCTTCAATATTTGTGATTGTAGAAACTTTCATTCCTCCAGGAAATAAAATTCCATCTTCTGGAATATTAAATGCAAAGACATCTCCTGTTGGACAGTCTCCTTGGAATAAAGTTGTACTATCAGTATTGTCTTGTAAGATTATTGAACCTGCACCACCACCATCAGAAGCAAGAATAAGTCCTCTTAATCTTGTTCTTCCAGCGAAGACAGCACCTGTGCCAGAAACTCTTACCGCTTTTACGTCTGATTTCATATTTTGTTTCTCCTTAAAATTTTATGTGGACCCGAAGGT